TGCGACCTGCTGGGCCGTTGGGGCGACCCTGGCCTCACCCGTCTGATGATCCAAGTCCCTCGTGGTTCCTACAAGACCAGTCTGTGTACCATTGCCAACAGCCTTTGGCAACTCTGCCGCGACCCTGACCAGACCATCGTCATCTTCAATGAGCGAATGGAGAACTCGAAGAAGTGGCTTCGGGCCATCCGCGAGGTGGTTCAAGCCAACCGGCTGTTCCACCTGGTCTACCGAGACATCATCCCGCCGGGGATCGCCTTCGACGACACCCGAACCCTCCCTCGGTGGTGGAAGTGGAACGACGAGGAAGTCGTGTTCCAGCGCCGTGCCGGAATCCCCGAGGCCAGCCTCACCGCCATGGGCGTCGGCACCGCCTCGACCGGTGGCCACTGGACCCGCATCATCAAGGACGACCTCATCAGCGAAGAGGCCAAGCTTTCTGAGTCCGTGATGCAGCGTGTCCGAGAATGGTTTGACAGTAGTCTACCACTAGAGAAGCCCCCTTACAAGGGCAATGATCTAGTCGTCTGCACCCCCTGGACCTACAACGACGTCTACCGCTACATCCTGGAGAAGTACGAGTACAAACTCTACCGCCGGTCGGCATTGGAAGAGGACGCCGAGGGCAACCTGGTGTCCCTCCTCCCCGGCCACTGGTCCGTCGAGGAACTCGTCAAGGAACAGGAACGCGACCCCTACTACTTCAGCTCCCAGCTGATGTGTCGGCCACGGGCCGGCCGTGAGGTGAGCTTCCAGCCCGAATGGCTCCGATGGGGCCGGATGACCGGCTCCGAGGGCGAGGAGTCGTTTACCATCCGGAACGACTGCTATGACCCACAGATCACCGAGGCCGACGCTGGGGTGGAACCCCCCCAACGGGTGGAGCTTCGTTGGATGAACAAGGCCATCCTGGTGGACCCAGCGGCCAGCGATCAGACCACCAAGGAACGAAGCTACCTGGCCAGGACTGGGATCATCGTGGCCGGCATGGATCCTTGGGGGCGGTGCTTCATTCTTGACTGTTGGGCTGGCCGTCGCGACCCTACCGATGAGATTGGCTGGATGCTGTCCATGGCCCAGGAGTGGGGAGTGGGTCGGGTGGCCATCGAAGAGGTCACTTTTTCCAACATGTACAGGCACTTCCTTCAGATCGTGGCGAACAAGCGCGACATCCCCATCACCATCACCCCGCTGAAACCTGGCAAGCGGGACAAAGAGACCCGGGTCCAGGGGTTGATCCCTGGCTTCCGGGCCGGACTCTGGTACCTGAACGACACCTCGGCCCTCCAGCGGTTCAAGCAGGAATATCTTGACTTCCCCTATGGAAAGACCCGTGACTTGTTGGATGCTCTAGCGTACTATGGGGAGGTGTTGCGACGGCCCGAGACTCCTGAGGAGCGGGATGAGAGACGGGACATGGCACGTAGCCGTGTCTGGCCCTATACAACTGTAGATCCAATCACAGGGTACTGACCGTGCCTATCGACGACATGATCGACGAACTCGAAGACGCCCTGCTGGACCTGGTCCCGCGTCTGGAGGGCCTCCGGGACTACAGCCGGCTCAATCTGGACCCCGCCGCCCAGGCAGAGGTCCAGCCGCTTCTGGCCGACTACGTCGACAGAGAGGCCAAGCTCAACGCTGCCCTGCAGAGTCTCCAGGCCCTACAGGGGGACGGTTATCCTGGCGTGTTAACACGCCAGGTGAGCGAGGCTGTCCACAACGACCTTCGGGTCAACCGTGAGACCATCGCGACTGCGTTCGATCTGTTCAACCCCGCCCCGACGGCAGTGACAGGGAGTGTCGTGTTCACTCCCAATGGAGGCTAAGGCTATGGCGACCACAACTGTTGGCTCGACACTCAACTACCAGGCGATCTTCGCGGATGCGGCTGGGAACCCCACCAGCGTGCCGGCTGGCCAGGTGTCCGCCGTGGCGTCGAGCGACACGTCCATCGTGTCGGTGGCGTCCTCGGCGCCGGACGGCCTGTCGGGTACTGTGGTGGCCTCGGCCCTCGGGACTGCCACGGTGTCCGTCACCGTTCCCGACCGTGGGGATGGCCAGGTGATCACTGTCTCGGGTGTCCTGGACGTCGTTCCAGGAGTCGCCGTGACAGGTTCGATCGTCTTCAGCTGATGGCCGACATCGTCTGGCGAGTCAAGAAGTCTGACTACCCTCGGGTAGCCAGGCTACTCTGGTCCGCGCTGAGTGCCGAGCGTAACCACGATCTCGTGAAGCTCCAGGGACTCCAAGAGGTGATTCGTTGCCTCCCAGGGTACCCTTGGCATAAACAACCTGACGACCGTGTGGTCGTCGTTGAGGAGTGACATGGCGATCTCGGCACGGAATCTGACATCCTTCAAGACTGAGGCGGACCCCACCCACTTCGACCGAATCCCTCACCCGAAGGAGATCGTCCGGTCGGGCGGGCTCCCTGGGGTCGAGTACTGCTACGTCCTCGGGAAGAACATCGGGAAGTGGCAGAAGATGTCCCGTGGGGACAAGTCCCAACAGTGGTCCCTAACCCGCAACATCCCGGTGATCTCGATTGCCGGTCCGAAGGGCTTCGCCGACTCGGTGGTGGTGATGAGCCGTGGGATCCCGATTCCTGGGGCTGACCCCGAGAACGGCACCCGTCGTTGGTACGTGGACAACGAGTTGATCAGTTTGACAGGGCTGAAGCCGTCCACATTTGTGGACGAAATCAAGGGGGATACCGGTGCCTCACGGGAGCCGCGCCAAGAAGCAGAAGCAGCGAAAGGGGGGTCCCAGCCCCGCGAAAGCTCGCGAAATCCTGCGTGACGGGACAGTCCATGGGAAGGCGCTGACAGACCGGCAACGCCGGTTCATGGGGGCCCGCGCCGGCGGAAAGTAGTCCATGCCGCAGCCTGGTGATGTACTACGGTTGAATCGGGAGACCCGGGAGGCCCTGGGTCAAGAGGTGATGGGTCTGCTCGACGACCTAGAGCGGGACCATCGGGACTATTTTGACGACATCCGGCACTGGTTCGACTGGTACAACGCCAAGCCGCTGACTCTGATCCGCAACGAGCCCTGGCCCTATTCTAGTAACATCGTGGTGCCGATCATCCGGACCCACGCGGACTCGGTGACGGCGAGGCTCCATGGGCGGCTCCACACGCCCCGGACCACCTGGTCTCTGTCGACCGAGGTCGACGAGATCCAGGATCTTACCAAACCGCTCCAGGACTTCCTGAACGCCGAGGCCAGACAGAACTTCGACATCCAGTCGCCGACCCGGGACTGGGTGAACGAGTGTGTGATCGTGGGTGAGTCGGTCCTGGCGGTGACCCACCGGGAGCGGGTGGGGTACCGGTTCCAGCCGGGCCGCCGCAAGCCCCAGCGGGTGATCCTGCACCGGGGTCCTGTGGTCGAGCATGTCCCTCGGGAGTACATGCTATGGCGACGGGATCGTCGAATTGACGACTCGGATGTGGTGGTCCGGAAGAACCTGATGACCTGGGGCGAGATCGCGAACGCTGTCCAGGTGGATGACTGGGACGAGGAGGCCGCCCTCAAGGTGCAGGGGCATGGATCGACGCACCTGGGGGGTATGGAGCGGGACATCGCTGAGGCCAAGCGCGGCACTTGGGAGCAAGGGAACACGTCCCAGCACCTCTACGACATTCGTGAGGTGTGGGTAGAGTGGCCACTGGCGGACCTGCTGTCGAGCCGGAGGCTCAAGCCGGGGACTCAGGGACTGGAGCTGGCTGACCCCGACGATCCTGCGATCCCGATTGTATTAACACTCCATCGCGACAGCGGTGTGATCCTGCGGGCTGTGGCCCATCCCTACTTCTGGGGACGGTGGCCGTTCTTTGATGTGTACTTCCGGAAGATCCCTGGGATGGGGCGGTCCGTGGGTGTGGCCAAGCTCCTGGAGCACGTCCAGCGCGGCATCACCACGATGACCAACCAGTCCATCGACGGGGTGACCTTCTCGAACAGCCTCAAGCTGCTCACCCAGAACCAGCGTGTCAAGAACCAGCAGTGGACTCCCAACCAGCCGCTGTTCGTGGAGAACCTGAACGACGTTCGCGAGGTCAACTTGGCTAAGCAGGTGGTCCCTGACATCGCGCTGATCAACATGTTGAACGCGGTGGGTGAGCGAGTGACCGGGATCACGGATCCGCTCCTCGGCCGTGAGACCCGGTACGGCGGTCACCCGAGCCCCGCCACCTCGACCATGC